GAAGACACTCTTCAGAACTTACTGAATAAGGGTGTCGATAGAGCCGAAGCTGAGACTGAAGCAATCTTTCAGGCTATGGAAACCCTGAACTTCTCCAGAAGGGGGAACTCCGCTGTTCTCAGCTATATCATGCCTGCCCTCCCGTTCTTCAACACGAGAATCCAGGGCCTTGATCAGATGTACAGATCCCTCAGGGGTCAGTACAAGTCGAACCGAGACGGTGAAGTGAAGGCGATGAACTCCTTCCTCGCCAGAGGTGGTCAGATTGCTGCGGCCTCGATTGCCTACGCAATGCTTTCTCAGGATGATGAGGAATACAAGGCAGCCTCTCAGGCGGAAAGAGATGAGAACTGGATCATCGGTGGCGTCAAGATCCCGACACCATTTGAGACTGGTTTTATATTTAAAACTATACCTGAAAGATTGTATAGAGCTTTAGTGACTGGAGATGACACATTTAATGAAGGTTACGACGCATTCAAGAGAGGTCTCGTAAACGCATTCGAGATTCCGTTGGCTGGCCCGCAGGCGCTTGCACCAGTAGTAGAGGTTGTGTTTAACCACAGCTTATACACCGGAAGGCCGGTCGTCCCTCAGTACATGGAGGACAGACCCCCTGCGCTCCAGTACAAATATTACACTTCTGAATTCTCAAGAGTGATTGGCGAGACCTTCAATGTAAGCCCGCTTCAGGTCGAGCATGTCATCAACGGCTACACGGGAACGATAGGTTCTTACATACTTGGAGTTGCGGACTTCACCTCTAGCATTGCTCGCGGGAAGCCTGTGATGCTCGACTGGAGATCGGATGAACTACCTGTTATTGGTTCCATTTTTCAGAGCGCAGAGGCGTCCGTTGGTCAGCAGCAGGTTTGGAATGATTTCTATTTCTCAGTGAGAGGAATTGGCGCAGCCCTGAACGCAGCGCGCAACGAACCTGAGCTTCAAAAGGACATCATGGAAAGATACTCAGATGTCCTCGCTGTGAAGCCTCGGATTGAGAAAATAAATACGAGAATCAACAACCTAAGAGCGCAGCGAAAGAATGTCCTGCTTTCACGGCAGCTTTCGGATGACCAGAAGAGGGCTATGCTGGACTCTATCGACAAGTCGATCAAGGACATCATTGCCTCCACAAGTTCCTTGAGAAGCTTGGAGCCTGGACCGATACCGTTCTTTAGGGATATAAATTAATGTCACTCAGAATGAAGCATGGAGTATCCATCAATGGCATAAAGCCTGAGATGGTCATGGGTATAAACATTGCTCACGGCTACTTCTTGAGTCGTGGCATAAGCGAAATGGTTGTCACGTCTGTCGTGGACGGTAAGCATAGACCGGGTTCTCTTCACTACGTTGGCTACGCAGCCGACTTGAGAACTTGGGCTATTGAATCTGATCACTTGGCTGAGTTCACGCAGGGCTTGGCCGAAGAACTGGGCGAAGAATTTGATGTGGTTCTTGAGAAAGATCATATCCACATTGAGTTTCAGCCCAAAACACGAGGTAGATAAATGGATTGGTTGCTCGAAAATGTTGGAAGTCTTCTTGATATTGCTCTCAAGCTTGTGGGTGCGTTTGCTGTTGTGGCAACGCTAACCCCCAACGAGAGCGACAACGCCGTGGCTGATGGGCTCATGAAGTTCATCAACCTCCTCGGTGGCAACTTTGGTAACGCTCGTAACGCCTGATGTTGGAAACTCTCTTTGCAATAGCGTCCGTCTGCGTTCTTGCTTTTGTTCTCGCTTTTTTCTGGGGCGAGAGCAGGGAGCAGTCCGGAAGGGTGGATGCTGAGAGAGAGTCAGCAGAAGAGAAGATAGATAGGATCTCCCGTGGAGTTGAAAAGCTTATGGGGCCTCGCCCTTCTCGTCGTCTGCTCGTTAAACATTGGGAGCGCCGCCTGCGTAGGGCGACCAAGGGAGACCCTGATACCACCCTGCCCGACTCCGAACCTAGAGGCGATTGAGTCTCTAAGGGACGATGACATACCAGATCCAATAGTCGATTATCTAATAGATATAGATATCTATTGTGATGCTGTGGATGCCATTAGGGAATAGGAGATAGCCCCCGTGTAATCGGGGGCTTTTTCTTTTTATGGATAAGAAGAACGAGATTGAGGAAGAAAGAATAATAAGAAGAGGCATACACAAGTTAAAGCCTCCGCCTCCTTACAAGAGGTCTGACAAGAAGCCAAAGACCGGACCCACAATCATGGTTGTCCCTGACAGTCATGCCAAACCGGGGATACCAAATCACAGATATGAGTGGCTAGGAAGGATGGCTGTGGATCTCAAACCAGATTACATCGTGAATCTGGGAGATCTCTGGGACATGCACTCACTCAACTCGTTCGACAAGCCGGGAAGTAAGTCTTTCAATGGTGCTTCCTACTGGAAGGACATTGATGTTGGGCTTGATGGGATGCTCAGATTCCATAGCCAGCTAGATGAGTACAACAAAGGAACTAAAAAGGATAAGAAATATAACCCTGAACTTATATTTTGCATGGGAAACCATGAACACAGAATATCCAAGTTCATAGAAGCTGAGCCTAGATTCGAGGAGATTATCTCCACGAAGGATCTGAGGCTTGAAGAGCTGGGTTGGGAAGAGGTTCCCTTCCTTGTTCCAAAGAAAATACTTGGGTGTTCATTTTCTCATTACTTCACTTCCGGCGTGATGGGTCGCCCCATATCAGGGATACATCAAGCCGCCAGTCTCCTAACGAAGCAATTCGGAACCTGCATACAAGGCCATACCCACACATACGATCATTCCATTAGGACTGACAGCATGGGTAAAAGCCTCCACGGCCTAGTAGCAGGTTGTTACTTTGAGCATTCTGAGAATTGGGCTGGCCCAGCTAACCAGATGTGGAGAAGGGGATTGTCGGTACTGCACAATGTGAAGTCAGGAGATTTTGATGTCGAATGGTTCAGCATCGAAAGGATCAAATCAAAATATTCCTAATAAAAGAGATCGACTTCACCAGATACACCGATGGCTGATATATACCTACGGCAGAAAATCCAGGCTCCGCGTTGAGAAGCTTCCGAAGACTGAGAAAGAATGCCTCGGGTATGTGGAGATAGGATCTGGAACGCCGCTTATTAGAGTGAGCAAGTTCCTTTCAAAGAGCGAATCCATCGCTGTTCTTATTCATGAGTATTGCCATGTCTTGTCACACTACAAGCATGGGCCTCACTGGAAGAGACAGTACGATGGTCATGACAAAAAGTTTTATTCTATATTATGCGAAGTAGAGAACAGGTACTTTTATGACGGTGGAAATGTTGAAAGTAGAGATTTCTAATAAGAAGTCTCTGGCTAAGTTGTACCAAGCCAAGATATGTCTAACGAATGCAGAGGGATTTTTGATGTCGAAGGAGGTGGAAGAGGCTCTCGGCGAGAGCCTCTATTATGAACTCAGGAAGAGTTTGACAGACATCATAAATGGATTGAATGTCAGCATGGAGATTGCTGACGGTGGGAGTGGTAGGCTCGGCGGGACTTGAACCCGCGACCGCACGCTTATAAGACGTGTGCTCTAACCAACTGAGCTACGAGCCCAACACCGAGGGTGGGGAAGATTCTGGCCGAAATGATGTAGAGACTAGGGACCAGAAGCATCTTCCCCCTTTGTAAAGGATTGCCCTCGATCAACCCTGTAGGACTCCTAGCTCTTTACTTCAGGACGGCCTTAGAACTGTCAACCTTTCGGTAGGAGTCACCCTCCTTGACAGCCCAAGCCATTCGCTTCTTGCCGCCGTCCACGACCATGATCCGGGTGAGCTTCTCATCGGTGCTGGCTTCGTACCAGTATCGATGAATCGAGCTTCCCTTTCGGTTCTTGATGCCGCCCATCAAGCCAGATCCAGATGGATGTAGGCACCCTTGGTGTGGACGTTCAGCCCATCATAGAGTTCCATCAGCCGAACCCTTGTGACCTGAGCAGAACCGGGGGATCCCATCTTGATTCGGATAGGCTTACCCTTGTTGTTCAGCTTGTCGATGATGGAGTCCCAGTCGCGTCGATTCTTAGTCATTATGATTTCCTCTTCTTTCAGCTATGGAGATTCTTCTCTCCAAATAGAAAATAGCTTTTCCTATGTCTTCGATAAGGGAGTCATTCCCTCCCTTTCTTCCTGCTCTTGAAATGTATTTGAGAGCGTTTCCCAAGTGGTAATCAAGCTCCCAATCCTCAATCACCTTTACTGGTTCGTAGATCCTTCCCTTCGTGTAGTGGGGAGGGTTATCTACAGGGTCAAACGTATTACTCAAACCTGTACTCATTAATGATCTCTTCAAGCTTGGCAACAGCTTCAGGGTTCTTCTTCAATTCAGATCTGGATTCAAACCCAGCCAATTCTTTAAGTATAGAAAGGCACATCTCTGAATCGGAAAGATCTGGATCAACAATTTTTATTTCGTTGTCAAAAGAAAATCTTTT